AAATGTTTCATCCGAAATAGAAAAGGGAATCACCGAGATCGATACGATCATGAACGGGGCCATGCAAGACGCAGTAACGTATGGCGTTGGATTAGTGAGAATTACAACAAGCTCGGACGGCATGATTATTGGACGGGTAACACTAGAGGAGTATCCAATTCTCAAAGAATGGATTGATACGATACTGGAATCGGACCCACAATTCACAAAACCATGATCTGAAGTTACACTATGCCCGATGCGCTGAAAAGATCGCGCGAAAAGGGCATAGATTATGACCACACAGAAAGACAAAATACCATTACCAACAGGTAGACCAAGTACATATGATCCAGTAATCGCACGAAAGATGTGCGAACAACTGTCAGATGGAATCCCATTAAGACAAATATGCAGACAAGAGGGATTCCCCGCATGGAGAACTGTGTACGATTGGATGAGAAAAGACGCAGACCTTTCCACAGCAATCGCATGTGCGCGTGAAATTGGTCAGGACGCTATAGCAGAGGATATTTACCAGCTAATTGAGCAGCCGCCAGAGCGTATAGAAGATGAAAAAGGCTACAGCCGCATTGATAATGGTCATGTGCAATGGGTAAAGATGCAAAGCGAGATTAAGCTAAAGCTTTTGGCTAAATGGAATCCCAAGCGCTATGGCGATCGCGTAACTCACTCTGGTGATGATCAAAACCCAGTGGTTGTCGAGCAAAACGTCTCAGTGTTTGGTGAGCTCCTCAAGGCCCTGAAGATGGCGCGCCAGGCGGAATGAGTGCATTAACTGCCGTACTGGATGATGAGGAGGCTCTGAAAGAAGAGTTCATTAAGCTCACTCCAGTGCAGCAGGCGGTCGTTAACTGGCAGATCAAATGGTATAAGACCGCGCACAAGCACCAGATTGAGCCCTTAGGTTCATGGAATATATGGCTAATGCTTGCGGGCCGAGGAAGCGGTAAGACTCGAGCTGCCGCGGAAACGCTTTCCATGTGGGCATGGGAACAACCCGCAACAAGATGGCTGGTCGCCGCCCCCACTAGTGGTGACATCCGCGGCACCTGCTTTGAGGGTGATTCAGGGCTACTGTCGGTCATCCCGCCAATACTTGTATCCGACTATAACAAATCATTGCACGAGATAAAGCTGACCAATGGAAGCTTCATCAAAGGCATCCCAGCCTCAGAAAGCGATCGTTACCGCGGCGGACAATGGCATGGTGCATGGCTTGATGAGTTGGCTGCGTGGGACTACATCCAAGACTCGTGGGATCAAATCCAGTTTGCCGTTCGGTTAGGTAAACACACGCGCATCATTGTGACCACCACGCCCCGACCCAAGCCCCTAATCATGGATTTGGTTTCCAGAGAAGGTGACGACGTAGTCATTACTAAGGCGTCGACTTACTCTAATATAGCCAACCTCGCGCCATCATTCCAAAAGCAGATCCTGCAGTACGAGTCGACCAGGCTCGGCGATCAAGAGATCCATGGGCTGATCATCGATGCCGAGCAATACGGCATTGTGAAGCGCGACTGGTTTAGGTTGTGGCCCAACTCCAAGCCATTCCCCAAGCTCGAGTTCATCATCCAGAGCTATGACTGTGCCACGTCAGACAAGACGATCAATGATCCCACTGGAAGCATTTCCATGGCTTGCTTCAAGCCCGAGGATGGCGGTATGTCCGTCATGATCTTGGATTGCTGGCAAGAGCACTTGCAATACCCTGACTTGCGCCCAAAGGTAATCAATGAGTATGAGGTGGTGTATGGCGAGGGTAAGACACGCAAGCTTGTGGATCTGATCTTGGTTGAAGACAAGAGCGCAGGGATCTCGCTCATCCAAGACTTGCAGCGCGCGCACCTACCAGTGCATGCCTATAACCCCGGCAAAGCGGACAAGCTACAGCGCTTGTCGATCGTGGCAAACATCATCAAGGCGGGGCGCGTCTGGGTGCCAGAGAGCTCGAACCGCCCAGGCTTCGTGCGTGACTGGGCTGAAGGGATGGTGAGCCAGATCTGTGCCTTTCCTGAGACAACGCATGACGAGTTCGTGGATTGCATCAGCCAAGGGCTGCGATACCTGCGCGATGCTGGGTGGATATCGATCGACGCACCACCGCGCGAAGAGATTGAGCAAGAGGATATTACGGACGCTGAGATCTTTAACTCGAGGGCTCGCGTCAACCCTTATGCTGTTTAACTTGGAAACGTTTCCACTTCAAAGAGATTGGAAACGTTTCCACTTTGGAGGCAATGATGAGCAACGAGGTCTTATTCAATGGTGTCTACAATGGAAGTGTCCAAATGGTTAGGAACATCGACGGGGTCAGGATCACCACGGGAGCCGATCGGTTTGAGATCAACGTGCTGCCTCACACGGAAATCTGGGAGCAAACCGTTGTCCAGCAACTCAGGATATGGGTTAGAGATCGCAAAGCCAAAGAGGACTTGCGTGAGCCTAGCAATCTGCCAGGGTGATGGTCGTTGCGACGATTGTAAATGGATAGGATAATGACAAGATGAAAAAGCCAAACCAGCACTTTATGCAAAAGAAAGCCGATGGTGGCAACGTACAAGGACAGACCATGGATCAACCATTGTTATCGCAATATCGCATGGAAGTCGCAAAGCATGCCAACCCTGATGTGATGGATGACATCGGCGTGGAAGAAGCCTTGGATATGCATCCAAAGGTATTCATGAATCCCAATGCGAGCAAGTCAGGCATGCCAGATGTTGGTGGCGTGGCTACTTCGGGTGGATTGCCTATTGGTGGCGTAGATCAAAACGCACAACAGCCTGGTCAACAGTTGACAGCTCCGCCCCCAACTCAGGGTGGATTACCAACACAGCAGCCGCAACAAGGTCAGCAGCCACAAGCTGGTGAACCGATTGCACCTGCACCACAGATCATGCCGGGTGGAGCTCCAACTGGAGCCACGGGCGGAGCACCAACGGGCGCACCGCCTAACTTGTTGTCAATGACGCCACAGGGTCAGAAGATGCAAGCAATGGGGTTGTCTTCACCATTGGCACCATCGAACGCGCCTGCAGGCATGGCTAAGGGTGGTGCAGTTGAAGATGAGTCAACGCGGATTACGATTCCTGCTGAAGGCTTCGGTGGCGTCAAAGGAATTACGGTTCCGCGGCACATGTGGGAAGGTAAGACATATGGCGGGACTGGCCCGAAGCAGGGCAAGAAAGTCGAAGGCATGCGTGATCTAAATGAAGCGCGCGCAGAAGTGTATGGCGGTGAGCACCGCCCCCCACTGACTATCGGTCAGGTTGGATCGCTGCACAAGAAGATCCTAAATCATCATTTTGGTTTGCCCATCCACGAACAGACCGCAAACGAAGAGGCTGCATTAGAGCGCCTGCGCAAGGCAAAGCATATTGGCTCAAACGCTGACACGTTAGATACCAGTGAGAAGCTTGATACGGTCAAGCACGAACACGACGAAGAAGGTAGAACCTACGAAGGGTTTGCGTCAAAAGGCGTTGCTGGGCATTCGTTGTATACGTCTGGGCATGGAAACGATTCCAAGCATCATGCAATTAATACCTGCCCAGGCGCTACAGTCGGGTGCTCGGGTGGTGTGGATAAGAATGGAATCGTTGACACAAGCAAAGGTACTTGTTTCGCACCCAATGCAGAGCAACAGTATGTGAATGCCGCGGTACGGCGCGCAGCACATGAGCAAGCCAAGCATGATCCCAAGATGACCGAGGATTGGATTTTGGCGCACACAGGATCATTGCGTAAGGTATCGAATGATTTAGATAAGAAAAACATCAGGACATTGTTTCGCCCCAATGTGGTGGACGAGACAGACGTATCATCGCGCCATGTAATTAAAGGATTGAATGATCAGCGTAAAGCCGAGGGTAAGCCCATCATTGTGGCAAACTCATACGGCAAGACCAATGAGTTGCATGATCCTGAGAATGGGTACTATGTGACGCATTCCAACATTGGGCCAAAGACTAAACAAGGCAAGTCGATCAGTGAGAACATCGACCGCGATAAGCAGCGCGTACGATCAACCATTACCGCACAGAATGCTTCTGGAAAAGACTTTGTAAACGAGCAAGGAAACAAAACGCCGCCCAAGGGTTCGTACATGGTGACCAACGTGCGCCGCGATTCGCCTGAAGATGAGGCAATGCAGAAGCACATCAAATATGCCAAGTATTGGTCTACAGGTCGCCCAGTGGAAGAGCTCAGTAAAGAAGAGAAGGCTGAGGGCGACGAAGCGCATTATGGTGCCGATCATGAGCCGACGACAAAAGCAAAAGGTCACTATGGTCATCGCGTACATAAAGGGCAACGATACGAATACCAGAAGCAACACATTTTGCATCCACGCTTAGTGAATGTGCCTGAGCGCAAACTGAACAAAGAGACTGGTGAAACTGAAACTGTTGAGCACATGATCCCAACGGATTCACGGTTTAAAGACGAGGATTTCTTACCTAAAGACAGGTTTGTCACGCGCAACGGTAAGATGGCTGGTGCGATATTGATGACTACACCTACAAAATCAACGCCAATATTCCAACATCACACGTCTTTCACTCACCATGTTGGCCCTGAGCAGATAGCTCACGCCAAGAAAAATAAAGGCGAGTATGAGATTGACGCACCTGAAGCCCAGGTTGCTGCTGCTGGTAAAGAATACGTACCACCAGAGCCAATCAAGATCGTGCGTAAAGCCGATGGTGGATCGATCTATCACCATCATTTAAGTGAAGATCACATGGCATTCCCCGAGCAAAGTTTCCATGCGCAAGAGCACAACGCGCATAAGATTGGAATCGAATCCATCGAAGATATGCCTGAGCATGTGATTAAGAAACACTACAAATCGCACATAACAGAATATCCTGCGTACAAACCCCCAACGACTGTGGATACGATGCGCATTGAATTGATGTCAAAAGGAAAGGGTAAATAATGGCAGACGATCTCGATATCCAAGAACAAGAAGATGGGTCTGCGCTGGTGGACATGCCGGACATTGAAACGGAAGAGCAGCCAGACGGGTCGGCTATTGTTGAGTTGGATGATGGGCCTGAATTCAATCCCGAGTTCTACGACAACCTGGCTGATACGGTGGATCTCAACACCATGTCAGACATGGTTGTGCGCTATCTTGATTTATTAGAGAGCGACAAAGAAGCGCGCGAGCTGCGCGATAAGCAGTATGAAGAGGGCATTAAACGTACTGGCATGGGAAATGATGCGCCTGGTGGTGCAACCTTTATGGGTGCGTCAAAGGTAGTCCATCCTGCTATGGCTGAAGGTTGCGTAGATTTTGCGGCAAGAGCAATTAAAGAGCTTTTTCCACCCGATGGGCCAGTTAAGTCAAAGATCATTGGTAAACAAGACGATCAAAAAGTAGCAATCGCTGAACGTAAAACAGAATTTTTAAATTGGCAGATTACTGAACAGATTGAAGAGTTTAGGGACGAAGAAGAGCAACTTCTAACCCAGTTGCCTCTAGGCGGCTCGCAGTACATGAAGCTTTGGTATGACGAGAACAAGAAGCGCCCATGCATTGAGTTTTTGCCAATTGACCGGGTAATTTTGCCGTTTGCTGCAACCAATTTCTACACGGCTCAACGCGCAGCTGAGATCCACGAGATTACCGAATATGAGTTTGATCGTCGAATTAAGTCTGGGATGTACCGTGATATCAACTACATCCATGCAACGGAATCACTAAACGAAGGCAAGGTCGCAAAGGCGAACAACAAGATTGAGGGTAAAGTCTTTGAAGACAACAAAGATGGAATCCGTACCGTTTATCACATCTACACTTGGCTCGAGTTAGAAGAGGACAAAAAGACTCGCGGAAAAAGCGCCCCCTATATCTTGATGATTGACGTATTAGATCGGGAAGTAGTTGGGTTGTACCGCAATTGGGAAGAGCATGATGAAACCATGACCAAACTTGATTGGGTTGTGGAATTTAAATTTATCCCTTGGCGAGGTGCGTATGCAATTGGTCTACCTCACTTGATCGGTGGTTTGTCTGCCGCTCTTACTGGTTCTTTGCGCGCTTTATTGGATAGTGCTCATATCAATAACGCCGCTACTATGCTTAAGCTCAAGGGTGCAAAGATATCTGGGCAATCGCAACAAGTTGATGTCACCCAAATTGTAGAGATCGAAGGCGCGCCTGGCGTACAAGATATTCGCCAGATTGCAATGCCTATGCCTTTTAATCCACCAAGCCAAGTGCTATTTGAGCTCTTAGGCTTCTTGGATAAGGCTACAAAGAGCGTTGTGACCACTGCTGAAGAGAAGATAGCAGACGTGTCGGCAAACTCGCCTGTAGGCACCACACAGGCTTTAATTGAGCAGGGTTCGCAAGTTTATTCATCTATCCATGCGCGCCTGCATGCAAGCCAAGCTCGAGTATTAAAAATTCTTTGTCGTTTGAATCGTTGGTATTTTGACGATATGCAAAAAAACGACGTTGTGACAAATTTAGAAGTCACGCGTGAAGACTTTGCAAAGAACACGGATGTGGAACCAGTATCTGATCCCCACATTTTTTCTGAGACGCAGCGCATGGCGCAATCTCAGGCAGTGTTGCAGTTGGCAACACAGTTCCCTGATCAGTTCAAGATGGGCAAAGTCATCTCAAGATTGCTTAAGCAAATGAAGGTGCCTAACATCAACGACATCATGAATGACGTACCAGCGCCAGAGCAACGCACGTCCGCGGATGAAAACGCTGCCATGTTGATTGGTCAAGCAGCGTATGCATATATCCAACAAGATCAAATTGCGCACATTCAAGATCATTTGCAATTTGCGATGAATCCATTCTTAGGGCAATCGCCATTTGCAGATCCTAACTACTTGAACAATTTGATTGAGCATTTGAAGCAACACATGACGTTGTGGTACTTGAACCGTTCTAATGGATACGTTGAAGATGCGACTGGCAAACCGATTGATGACTACGACAATCCGAATTACACGCCGGAGATTGATAAAGTATTTACGACCGTTGGCGCGCACGTAATGATGGATGTGAATGAAGTCTTTGGTTCATTTGCACCATCGTTCCAAAAACTTATTCAAATGGCACAACAACGTAGCCAGCCTCAGCCACCACCTATGCCACCAGAAGCCCAAGTGGTATTGCAAACAAGTCAGGCTGAAACACAACGTAAAGCACAGAAAGATCAAGCAGATGTGCAATTGGCTCAAGCAAAATTGGAAACGGATTCCAAAAAATCTTTGGTTGATAACCAAACCAAAATTGCTATTGAGAATGCAAAGTTAACGCATGAGACGATCCAGCAGATTGCTCAAGCTCAACCACAGGTTCCACCTGTAAACCCCGCGGCACCTGCCGCACCACAACAAGGAGCTCCAAATGGCAACATCGGATAAAGAACAACAAGGTATTGACGTTAAATACCACACTCGTTTAGCTCAAGGTGCAAAGCTTGACGGTACAAGTTTGCAAGCAAAGGGCGGCAAAGAGCATTCTGAGTCAAAGAAAATGGGTGGTTTAGCCCATCATTCTGGCAAGAAAAGTAAATGATCGAACAACTCATTCATAGAATGAAAATTCGACAAACAGAGTTACAGGTAGCCCTTGCACAAGGGACGCCTATGACGTGGGACGCGTACCAAAGGATGGTTGGTGAGTATCAAGGCATCCAGTTTGTTTTTGACACCATCGACAATATGTTGGACGAGGAAGAGAGTAAAACTTAATCCTGCGCTGCAAAGCGCGTTTATGCACCTGAGATATGGTGTTGGAGATTTAAATGTCAGAGTACTTAGCAAAAGAACCCATTCAAGTAATGGATAGCAAATCAGATATGCCCGACCCAAAAAAATTGGCTTGGGCATTTCCTGAAGTATCACCGGGTCAACGCCCATATGGTGGTCGAGTCTTAGTGCAGCTATTACGCACCGCGGACACAGTGAGTGACATCATTCACATCGTTAAAGAAACCAAAGAAAATGAGAAGTGGAACAACCAGGTTGGCAAGTTAATTGCGATCGGGCCACTCGCATTTCGTAATCGTGACACGATGGAGCCATGGAAAGAAGGTGCCTGGGCTCAAATCGGTGATTATGTTCGTGTTCCTCGATGGGGTGGTGATCGATGGGAGCGTTTAGCACCCGGCGAAAAAGAAGGTAACCCTGTTTTATTCGCCATGTTTAATGATCACGAGTTGATCTCAGAGATTACTGACAATCCTCTGTCGTTCAATACATTCTTAGGAGTTAAACGTGGCTGATACCGATAAAGAATTAGAAGTTATTGAGTCGCAAGATGGCTCTGCCGTAGTTGAAATGCCAGACAACATGCTAATCGAAGAAGAAAACGAAGAGCAAAATGGGTTTGAGCGCGCCAAAGACGGTGGTGAGGTGTCTGCAGATGGTGATAACGACCATCCTGATGACAATGAAGAAGTGCGCGCGGCTAAACGTAATCGTCGTCGCGCAAAAAAAGATTTAATTCGTAAGACAAATCAAGAAAAAGACGTTCGTTTACAGCAGTTACAACGCGAAAACGAAGAGTTTAGGCGTCGTTTGAATGATGTCGAACGTGAAGGTAAAAATCAACAAATCCATCGTGTTGATCGTGCAATTGATGATGCTCAGACCAAGCTTGATTGGGCAAAAATGAAGGTTGCCGAGGCTGCACAAAACCAAGATGGTAATGGTCTTGTGGAAGCACAAACCATTTGGCAAGCTGCACAAGACGAAATTCGTCAATTAAAGCAATTGCGCAATCAAGCCGATCGTGAATTGAAACAACCCGCGCAACAGAGGCAAGATCCGCAAGTCGCGCGCCAAGCACAGCAATGGATTCAACGTAATCCATGGTATGACGCAAACCTTGGTGATTCAGATAGCAAGATTGCAAAACGTGTTGATGAAATCATGGCTAATCAAGGCTGGAATCCTGCCGATAGTGATTATTGGGAAGAGTTTGATAGCCGTTTGCAAAAAGAATTACCTCATCGGTACAATAGTGACAATGATGACGATTCCCGTAGTGTCAGACGACCAAGGAATGTTGTGGGAAGTTCAGGAAGGGAAGCCTCAGCCGCATACGGTGGTTCTAATAGAACCCAATTTGTGCTTTCACCAGATCGGGTGAAAGCCATGAAGGATGCGGGTGCCTGGGACAACCCAGTTCGTAAAGCAAAGATGATTAAAAACTTCATTGCTTATGACAGACAGAACCGAAACAGCTAACCAAGGGGAATACATTATGGAATCACGTCTCAAAAAATCTTTAAACGCCAGTGGAAGACAAGACCGCTCGAACGGGGAGTCTTCTCATGAAGCGCCACAAGAAAAGTTCATTTCGACGCAGGAACGTAAAAAAATGTGGAGCGAAGAGTGGACGCAATCAGCATTGCCCAAGTTGCCCGAGATTGACGGGTGGCACCTTTGCTGGCTTTCAACAACCAACAGTTACGATAGCATCGATAAGCGGATTCGCTTAGGGTACGTTCCAGTTAAGTCTGAAGAGTTACCCGGAGATTATGCCGATTATCGCGTGAAGTCAGGTGAACATGTTGGCTATGTATCATGTAACGAAATGTTACTGTTTAAGATCCCAATGGATGTTTTTGTTGATGTTATGACTCATATGCATCACGACTTACCTCGTGAAGAAGCAGAAAAAGTCAAGATTCAAATGGAAAACGTACAAGGGGCTCGAGATAGCAACGGTCGTCCGCTGATCAGTGTTGAAGGTGAAGGGCTGGGCTCTATTGAACGGCAACCAAACAAAATGCCCGTATTTTCGGGCTAAATTTAGGAGAGATTTATGTCTACGACAAATGCTCCGTTTGGCTTGCGCCCTGCGTACCACCCATCCGGATTGGATCGCGCTCAGGCGTTAGCTGGCGGTATTACTTCAGGTTATGCAAATAATATCTTAAAAGGTCAACCCGTTGCTTATTCGGCATCGAACGGCGTGATCATCCCTCTGACAACCAACCCCGCATCAGGCTCAGCAGTTGCTTGGTCTGGCGCGTTTTCGGGCGTTGAGTGGACTGACACTACTGGTCGTCGTCGCGTATCGAACTACTGGCCTGCAAACACTGCCTATACTACAGGCTCATGTGTTGCTTATTTCTACAACGACCAAAACATCGTTTACGAAATTCAAGCTGATGGTTCGATGGCTCAAACCACGATCGGTAACGAGTACAACTTCACAAACGTCACCAATGGTTCTACTACCACAGGTCTGTCGCAAGCCACTTTAGGCTCCGCTACTGCTGCTGGTAACGGTGTCCAAGGTCAGATGCGCGTGGTGAATTTAGCTCAAGGGGTGGACAATGCATGGGGTGATGCCTATACAGTTGTTCAAGTTGTTAACGCTCAGTCACAGTTCTTCGGATCTGTGACGGCAATTGCATAAGGGGCTAAAACATGGCTGCTCCAATGAGAAGTACTGACTTCCGTTCGATTGTTGAGCCAATTCTCAACGAATGTTTCGACGGTGTTTATGATCAACGCGCTGACGAATGGTCACGCGTTTTCCGCGAAGAAGATGGTATTCCAAGGAATTACCATGAAGAACCAGTCCTGTACGGATTTGGTGCCGCACCACAACTTCCTGACGGTACGCCAGTAACGTATCAGCAAGGTGGTGTTCTGTTCTTGCAACGTTACCTCTACAAAGTGTATGGCTTGGCCTTTGCACTGACTAAGGTTCTCGTTGAAGACGGCGACCATATTCGTTTGGGTCAGGTTTACGCACGTCACTTGGCACAGTCTTTGGTGGAAACCAAAGAATTGTTGTCAGCAAACGTGTTGAACTTCGCATTCAACAGTGCTTACCCAGGTGGTGATGGCGTGTCGCTGATTAGTACAGCGCACCCAATCGTCAACGGCACTTTCAGCAACCAGTTGGCTACTGCCGCGGTTTTGTCGCAAACATCGCTCGAGCAGATGTTGATTCAGATTCGTCAAGCTGTAGACAACAACGGTAAGAAAATCCGTTTGGTACCACGTCAATTGATCGTGGCTCCAGGCAACATTTTCCAAGCCGAAGTTTTGTTGAAATCAGTATTGCGTACTGGTAATGCAAACAACGACATCAACCCAATCAAATCTATCGGTTTGCTTGACGAGGGTGCTGCTGTTCTGTCACGTTTGACTTCATCGACCGCTTGGTGGGTTCAGACCGACGCTCCAGAAGGCTTTAAGCTACTGATGCGTCGTCGTCTTGAGAAAACCATGGAAGGTGACTTTGAGACTGACACAATGCGTTACAAGGCTACTGAGCGTTACGCTGTGGGCTTTACTGACCCACGCGCTGCTTACGGTACGCCTGGCGTGTAAGTAATAGGGTCGGCGTAAAAAACCGACCCTTTTTTAAATTGTTTTTTGTCAAACTTTTCAAGGAGCAGACAAAATGCCTTTATTTTCAGATGACCTGTTTTTAGGTTCAGGCGCAACCTATATGGGTACTGGTAACCAAGCCGCAACTTCGGTCGTTACAGGTACTATTTCAACTACAACTTTAACTGTCGCAACTGTTCAATCAGGCGATCCTTTGGTTGTCGGTCAATATATTTCAGGTTCTGGCGTAACTGCTAACAGTTACATCACCGCATCACTAGGACAAAATGCTAATGGTTTAAATCAATATACTTTGTCGCAATCATCGACTGTTTCATCCGCAGTAACGATGTATGCATCAGGTAACGCATTGCTTGGCGATCCATCACCGATGTCTTTGGGTGTTGGCCCGTTAGGTCGCGTTTACATGTGGGATACGATTCCACAGACAAAACAAACGGCTAATATTGCCGCATCACAAACTCCTGCATCCGCAGGCAATCTGACATTAACAGCAGGCACTTCTGCCAAGTCTGTAGTTCGCACTGATGGTACGACAGTTATTCAATTGGATATTCCTCGTGCTCTTAGCATCACAACTGGTACTGCAGCCGCTGCAACATTAGCAGGTGTTGCTATTACTGGCACTGGTGGTCAGATTTCTTACACCTCACAAACTGGTTTAGTGTCAGGTCAATATTTGACAATTTCTGGTACTTTGGGTGGCACGGGAACAATCACTGGATATTCAAACCCAACGACCTATATTCTGACGGCAGTTACAGCTACCACAGCTACTTTAACTACCACGGCAGGTGCTGCAGTAGTCACAACAGCAGGCACACCAACTGGTTTGACTTACACATTAGGTGTAGCTCCTCAGACAGCAACTATCAGTGGTTACGATTACTACGGTCAAGCAATGACTCAAGCAATTACCACTAGTTCTGCTGTATCTACTGCGGTTAATACAACCAAAGCGTTTTACCAAATCACCTCAATCGCTATTGGTGGTGCTACAGGTACAGCCTTGACTGTAGGTACAACTGATGTGCTTGGTTTGCCTGTTCGTGCAATTGATGGTGCCTATATCGTTAATGCAGGTTGGAACAACACAGCAGGTTACGACGCAGGTACATGGGTTAAAGCAGATATGACTAACCCTGCAACATCGTCAACAGGTGATGTTCGAGGCACTTATATCCCATCTAGTGCTACTGATGGAACCAAACGATTGGTAATGGCGATTGCCATTCCTGCTATTGGTTCTGGCCCCAACTCTACGCGCCAAGGCACTCTTGGCGTGAACCAAGCTTAATAGGAGGGCATCATGTCTGAATTTAAACCGATGGTAAAGATGTACACGGATGAGCCCGGTGTAAGCTTGAAGCTAAAAAAGGGCGGCAAAGTAAAACATCATGCAAAAGGTGGTCACGAAAGTGGTCACAAACCGATGGAAATGCATCACATGCATGGCGCGCATCACGCTTTTGAATCAGAAGCTGGTAGCAGCCCTAAAAAGCCATCCATGATGCATCGTATGAAAGCGATGAACCCCAACCTGTATGCTAAGGGTGGAAAAGTTGCTCACAAAGGTATGGGTGGTGCAATGCCTGGCATGACAGGTGTTGGTGAAGGTATGCCTACGGTTAATCGCGCAATGAGTCCTGCTGCGATTGCTAATATGGCACCTGCGAAGCAAGCCATGCGCGCCGCAATGGTTAAAAAAGCCTTGTTGGGCATGAAAAAAGGTGGATCTGCTGACCACAAGATGATCGAGAAGCTTGAAAAAGAACTTCATCATCATGAATCAATGAAGGATAGTGAGCATGGCGGTATGGCTCATAAAGCGCATGGTGGTCGTATGCACCATGAGCACATGGCGCACGGCGGTAAAGTCCATCGCATTTCTGGTCATCCAGAGGGTTCGTTGGAACATCACAAGCATATGGCTAAACACCACGCTAAGATGCACAAAGAAGGTGGTTCAGCACATCACAAAAAGATGTGTGAGCACCACAAGGCAATGTGCAAAGGTGGTAAGTACGCCAGTGGTGGTGAAATTGATTCAGATATGACCAAAACAACGGTTAAGAAAAGTGTTGCGCCCTATGTTCACATGATGAATGATGGCGAACACATGGATCACACCAGTGGCAAAACCGGAAAAGTTAATCTTGGCAACAAGGGTGGCTATAAGCACGGTGGAAAAGCTAAACATCACTATGCTGCAGGTGGTCGCGCTACTGGTAGCTCAATTCCTAGCGAAACCAACGAAAGTGAAACCCGCGGTAAAAGCGAAATGGGTGGCACGATTGAAGGTAATGAACACTATTACGAAAACACCGACATGCACAGCGCACGTCCGTTCAGCGGCTCAAGAGCCACTGGTGGCGTGTCAATGAGCAATGCAGGTGGTTTTAAACATGGTGGCAAAGCCAAGATGCACCACAAAGCAGATGGTGGCGCAATTGATAAGTATGACACCCGCAATACTGTTGAAGGTGGCAATTGGGAAAATCGTCCTGCTAATTCCACGCCAAAAGGCAAATCACATACCACCACTGGTATTGTGAAACTTGCTAATGCTGGCGGTTATAAGCATGGGGGTAAAACCTCAAAAAAAGCCTACGCCACGGGGGGGAATGTTAATGACATGGGCAAATCTGTAAAGATGCCTATGCGCGTTAAACACCCACCTGTGGCAAATACCTTGCAATCTGGAACTTACAAACGTGGTGGAAACGTTCACCACTTTAGTGAGGGAGATGGCGTAGGTAGTATGAAAAGGCAACCTAAAGAGCCTGAGTATTCAACAGAGCAATTGAACCGTGCGTATCAAGGTTACTACGATCGTGAAAAAGCTGAAAACTTAGCTGATTCAAAAATGGTAGACGACGCTTTGATGTATGTTCCAAGAAAGGTAATGCAAGGTGTGGATTACTTGAAAGAGAAAATTAGAGGCACACCTTCAGTACCTGCTCGTCGACGTGGTGGTTCAATGAAGTAATAATAGGTCAGGGGGGCTACGGCTCCCCTCCTTTCAAAGGAAAGAATAATGTCAGAATTGTCCGTTTATACAGGCCCGACATCCAACTCGGATAATCAGTTACGAATTCAACAAGCGCAACGCTCTGCAGCGTATGATCCTGTTGATAAGTTGCGGGTGTCTACTCCACAATCGCTGATTGATACAGACTTCGAGTATGGTCAGCAGCCGAGCAAGTGGGAGCAGCTCGACCTTGAGAACAATCGTCAGTCCTGCTGGTACAACCAAAACGCACCTATCCCCGTTACTGCTGTCACAGGCAACGGCACGACCACGGTAGTAGTTTCAACAACCGCTACGGTTGCTATTGGAACTCCTGTGTTCTTAGAGGATTGCCTGGATACCAACGCAAACGGCTGGTGGTACGTCACGGCCTCTACTGGCGGTACTTCATTTACGATTGTCACTACCAACGTGGTTGCCACTGGTAACCAATACAACGCTGCTGCTACTTACGTTTATGCAGGGAATTTTTATACCAATGCGGGTTTTGCGGTTGCGGCTGCAAGCACTACAGCGATTGTGACTAGCGGCACTGCAATTACAGTTAATACTGCATTTCCACATGGTCTGTCTGTAAGTTCTTTGGTTTTCATTGTTGGCACAACAGGCGGCACGGGTGTCAATGGTGCTTGGGTAGTTGCCACCGTCCCAACCTCAACACAATTTACGATTGCGACAACAGGCGCGTCTGGAACCGTTACCACTTCGGGGTCAAGCGGTAACGTACAAACTAACGTTTATGCACGTCCATCTGGTTATGTTGAGACTCGAGCTTATGATGGCTCGGTCAACTTTACTGCTGGTTCTGCGGTACCAAATCAGCAAATGATGCGCCAGACGCGGCGTTATTTCCGCTACCAGTCTGGAAAAGGTATTCAATTTTCGACTGGTTCGATCATGAAACCACGTTTATTTGTGACTTCGGTAACAAATAACGGGTCAAATACAACTGTGACTGTGACGACCCGTTGGGCGCACAACATGACAGTCAATTCTTTTATTCAAGTTACAACAGCCTCGGTAGCGGCTTACAACGGTATTTTTAAAGTGGCTTCTGTACCGTCAGCCACAACACTTACTTATGTAACGGCAAATGGAATTATCCCGAGCTCAAGCCCTGCGCTTACTAGCACTGGTTTGCCAGTAAGCGTTAGCCCTTATTCTTGGTATGGATCAAGCAATAAACTTGGATTCTTCGATGCACAAAATGGTTTGTTCTTTCAATTTGATGGACAAACAATGTATGCGGTTTGGCGCAATTCAGTAAATCAATTGAGCGGTACGGTGTCAGTCACTCAAGGTAATGGTACTGTTACCGGAACTGGTACTGTGTTTACTAATCAAGTGAGTCCAGGCGACTACCTTGTAATCCGCGGTCAGTCATACCGGGTGATGAGTGTTGCAAGCGATACTTCGCTTTTTATCAGCCCAGAATATCGTGGGCAAACAATTGCAAATGCTCTTGTATCAAAAACCATCGACCAAAAAATACCACAATCTCAATGGTATGACCCTTTAGATGGGACTGGCCCATCGGGTTACACGCTCGACCTTACCAAGAACCAAATGTGGTTTATTGACTACTCATGGTACGGTGCAGGTGTTGCACGTTTTGGTTTGCGCACCACAGGTGGCGCTATTGCGTACGTTTATGCTTTCCAAAGCAATAACATTCAATACCAAGCCTACATGCGCTCAGGTAATTTACCTTCGCGTTATGAGTCAAACGGTCAGGGGGCAATCACCAATTTATACGCCTCAATCACAAGTGGCGTCACTACGATTCCAGTAGTCAGCTCGGCTGGGTTTAACCCTGCAGGCGGTACGCTCAAGGTTACCGCAGCGGCGAGTGGTGGTGTCATCGAGTACATTACCTACACAGGCATTACCACAGCAGCGCAGTCGGGTTTGGCATACGACCAGTTCACAGGTTGCACTCGTGGCGCAACGGGCGGCGGTGTTGCTTCGGCATTTACCGCGGCATTCCCAGCTTCTAATGCTATTCCACCAGTGTCAATTGAGTATGCACCCCCTGATTCAGTAGCGGTTATCTCGCATTGGGGTTCGTCGGTTGTGATGGACGGCGGGTTTAGTCAAGACGTATCGTTGATTTATAACTACGGTACAACTTCTGCTGTAAACGTCCCTGGAAATTCAACAGTGCCTATCTTGGCAATTCGCGTAGCGCCTTCGGTTGATAACGGTCAAACGGGCATACTCGGAAACAAAGAAGTTATCAATCGTTTGCAGCTACAACTGCGCGAGTTGGGCGTGGTGACTTCCGGCACTTTTCTGATTCAGTTAAATCTGAACGGGTACACCAACGGTGGCTCGCCAAGTTGGACTTCGTTTGCTTCGCCTACTCAAAACAATACGGTCACGAGCTCTATTGTCCAGGTGGCTTCACAAACATCAACCACTGCAACGTTTACGGGTGGTGAATCAATTGCAGCGGCTTTCACAAATAGCTCAGGTCAAACGACTTTGGATCTGACTTCTGTGGCAGGTATTGGAAACGCAATCTTAGGCGGCGGTTTAACAAACACGGTGCCAACAAGTTATGCGGGACAATATCCTGATGGCCCAGACATCTTGTATGTTGTCGCAACCAATACTGCTGCAACCGCTTCCACCATACTGGCTCGTTTGAGCTGGCAAGAATCGCAGGCTTAATCATGCCAAGTAAATCACCCGCTCAACATAGATTGATGGAAGCAGCTGCCCATACCAAAGGTGGTGTGGGTGGTGTTCCGCAAAAAGTTGGTAAAGAATTTGTGCATGCCGATACAGGCGAGAAATTTAAGTCTGGCGGCGGTCTTTATGCCAATATCCACGCAAAGCAAGAAAGGATTAAACATGGATCTAAAGAACATATGCGCAAGCCTGGCAGCAAGGGCGCTCCCAGTGCTCAAGCTTTTGTGGAATCTGCTAAAACTGTTCGCAAGAAAGATGGTGGAGTTTCTCTCGCTGTTGGGCGAGGTGAGAAAAAACCTACAGAACAAGGGGCAGGACTTACAGAAAAAGGTCGAGCAAAATACAATCGAGAAACAGGATCGCACTTGAAGGCACCACAACCTGAAGGCGGTTCGCGCAAAGACAGTTTTTGCGCGAGAATGTCAGGTGTTGTTAAACATGCAAGTGGTGATGCTCCAAGGGCAAAAGCATCATTAAAACGTTGGAAATGTCCCGGCTGGTAATTGGAGTAAATGATGGCAGTCAAACCTAATGTCGATTGGTACCAAGCAGAGTCAGATGCTCCTGTTTACAACAAAGAAAAAGACAAGAACGAAGGCGCTCCTTTTTCAATAATCAGTAAACGCACGGGTGAGACTGTCGGTAAGGCAGGTACTTTACAAGGTGCGCGACGCTCGCGTGACAAACGTGACAATGAGTATGGTGGGTATAACCATCATATTTTGGATTCAACAGGCAAACGTCGTATGAAATCAGGCGGAAAAATTGATTTAGATGATTGCAAAATTACCAGTGGCGAGCACAAAAATCCAAAACATAAAGGGTTTTAAGCATGGCTTACAGCGGCACGGTTGGACAAACGGTTGTCACCGTTCAGAACTTTATCGACCAGGGCGCTCGTCTATCGGGCAAGCTTGCGGAAGAGCTCACGGTCGAACAAGTTCAAGCCTCGAAACAAGCTTTGTTTTTTGTTCTCAGTAACCTGATTAACCAAGGAATTAATTACTGGGCAATCAGTGAACAAGTATATGGGCTCCAGCCCAATCAATTTGAGTATGCCCTACCTTTGGGTGGTGTTGACGTTTTAAATGCGCTATACCGCACTATGACGCGCCAGAACGGGTCTTATAGTGCAAGTGATGGAAGCGGCGTATCTAATATTTACGATAGCAACACTTCGACTTACAACCAAATGACCGTTGCCAATGGAAGCTATTCCGTTTTTTACGGAACCAGCAATCCTTTGTACATTGGTTCTATTGGATTCATGCCATACATTGCAAACAATGGTTCAGCAGTATGGAATTATTACCTGCAAAGCTCGCCCGATGGAACGACATGGACAACGCTGTATACAGGTACTAACGTTGCGGTAAAAAACGGTCAGTGGGTATTTAGCAATATTGATCCTGGCGCAAACGTCCCGTATTACAGAATGCAAGCTTTTGGCGGGACGACGCTGGCTCTTTACGAATTGTATTTTGGAAACAATTCCACTGAAATTACAATGGCTCGATTGAATCGAGATGATTATACGAATTTGCCAAACAAGAATTTTACGGCAAATCAACCATATCAATACTGGTTTAATCGCCAAATTCCGCAATCACAAATCACGTTGTGGCCTACGCCATCAAATGCTTTTGTGCAGATGACCATTTGGTATTCGCGTCAAATTCAGGACGTTGGTGATCTGAGCGGACAGTTGGAGATACCACAACGTTGGAATCAAGCAATCCAATTTTTGCTCGGTCATCAGATGAGCATGATTTTGCCATCTGTGCAATTGCAAAGAATTAGTTATTTGGAAGCTCAAGCAGAGAAGTATTTCTTGATGGCTGAGAATGAAGAGCGCGATAAATCGCCAATCTATTTCAGCCCAAATATTTCGGTATATACAAAATAATGCCTAAATGGTTAGACACTCGGGGTAATACGCTAATAGCAATCTTCATCTGTGATCGATGCAAGATGAAGAGAGCTATTATTGAAGCGCAACCCGATCCTAACTTCCCTGGTTTAAAAGTTTGTCAGCAAGGTTGTGCGGATCAAAAAGATCCATACCGCTTACCAGCACGACAGACAGAACGTATTGCATTGCAATTTCCGCGTCCTGATGTCAATGTTGCGGCAAATGATGATGGCTTGGTGATTACGCCTACGGGTACTGAGATCCCAGGTAGCGACCAAACGCAGATTTACATCAGTACAGAGAACGGCACGACAGTTCCAAGCACCAACGGTAATACAGACATCATTACACCTGTTCCGAATATTCCTACGAGCCAATAATATGAGCGGACAAGTCACCATATTGCAGTTACCCACCGCGTCGGCTTTGACAGGACTGGAATCGGTTCCAGTCGTACAAAACGGCGTGACGGTACAAACAACTACGTCTGCTATTGCAGGCGCGGGTGCGTTGAATTATCCATTTTTGACAGTAGGTTCAGCTGCTGGACTTAATCAAGGTCGTTATCTATCTGGAACGGCAGGTATTTCGCTTACCGATAATGGCGCTGGTAATTCATTGGCAATTAATCTGACAGGTACCGCGGCGAGTTTGAATGCTGCGAGCCAAGGATTTATTGTTAAAAACAGCGCGTCGACCGTTACCAATGTTCAGTTAACTGTTGGCGCTGGTATGACGATCGCCAATGCAAATGGTACGACGGGCAATCCTTTAATTGGTTTGAACACCAATTTACAAAACGTTGCAAGCCTGTCTGGAATTGGTCTAGTTATTGTTAACGGATCTACGTTTACCCAAACGACTCTAGGCGGCACATCTAATCAAATCGTTGTGACCAACGGTAATGCGGGTGCTGGCGCGCCAACGTTTAGCTTGGCAAACAATCCAATATTACCCGGCAATGCATCGGTAACGGTTCCAATTGGGTCAACAGCGCAACGCTCAGGCGGTAATGGTGCCTTTAGGTACAACTCTGATACGGGTCTGTTTGAAGGCTATACAGCAGGAGCTTGGACACCATTTACAACAGGTGGTGGCGCAGGGGTTACTTCCATCTCGACTGGAACGGGGTTAACGGGTGGCCCGATCACCACGACAGGCACCATTTCAATTGATTCGACGGTAGTTACGTTAACTGGCACCCAAACGCTGACTAACAAAACGATTAGCGGCGCAAGTAATACATTAAGCAACATTGCTAACGCATCGCTTTCAAATAGCACAATCACGATTAACGGGAATGCAGTCAGCCTTGGTGGTTCTACTACGGTGACTGCTACTGCTTCTAATGCGCTTACGATCGGCACAGGGCTCTCAGGCACGAGTTACAACGGCTCGACCGCAGTAACAATTGCAATTGCAAACACCACAGTGACGGCAGCAGCCTACGGCTCTGCATCGAGCGTGGCAACCTTTACAGTCAATGGGCAAGGTCAACTTACTGCTGCCGCAACGACTGCAATTGCAATTAGCAATAGCCAGGTGTCGGGCTTAGGCACCATGTCCACGCAAAATGCCAATGCCGTGGCGATCACGGGTGGCACGATCAACGGAACTTCTGTAGGGGCAACGACTCGCTCGACAGGTGACTTCACAGTGCTTAGCGGTAATTCTGTTACCAATACTACGCCAGTGCTGAGCTTTAACGCAGCAAACACGATCGCATCTTTTGGTTCAACAACTGCAAATTCATACAATCAGTTATTGATTCAAAATCAAAGCAATAGCGCAGGGGCATCTGCCAATTACGTTATTTCAAACAATTTAGGCACAGACTCATCGTATTACGGCGAGTTTGGTATGAACAGCTCAACGTTTAGCGCCTCAACACCAGCCGATTTTTATTCAATCAATAATGGAATTTATTTTTCAGGTCACGATGGCGACATTTCGGTTGGCTCTGGTAATGGATTTAAAACCTATTTAACGTATGGCACTTCTGGGCAGTCTTCACACGTCATTAATGCATCTGGCGCGCTAGGATTCACAACGAATTTAGGCACCACACCTGCTTTGTCTGGAACAACTGGATTCGGTGTTGCGGGTCAGGTAGCAATTTCAGGAGGTTCATCGGCAGCACCTGTATGGGGCAACGTTGCTGGTGGAGCTTTTTAATAGTTAAAGATAAAATGAGTTAGAGGGAAAAAACATGGCACAGAGCGGATACACACCAATTCTTCTGTACGGGAGCAACACCGCATCTAACGTACCTTCTGCGTCTAATTTGACGAGTAGTACGTCGGGTGTTGAGTTGGCGTTGAACTATACAGATGGTCGCCTGTACTTTAAAGACAATGCAGGCACTGTTCAGCTTCTTGCTATTCGAGCCTCGAGCACTTCTGTTGTACCAACTGCGGGAGCGATCCCATATGGCACAGGTACTGCATATTCGTTTACGGCTGCTGGTACGAGCGGACAATATTTGCAATCAAATGGTGCAGGCGCTCCAACTTGGGTGACACCAGCAGGTGGTGTAACGCTTTCTAATGACACAGCAACTGCATCAAACCTTTATCCAACGTTTGCTTCAGCAACGAGTGGAAGCGTTTCCACTATTTACACTGGTAATGCAAACCTTTTGTATAAGCCAAGCACTGGTGAATTACAGTCACAAGCATTCATGGCAATAAACGGTTTAATGTTGAATAATTCAACAGTAAACGCAAGTTATACATTACCGACTGGATATAACGCAAACAGCGTTGGCCCGATGACGATTCCTTCTGGAATTGTGGTAACGATTCCATCTGGCTCTGTTTGGGCGATTGTGTAATGGGACTGCGACTCAAAGCCTTCTCGCTCGGTACGGTTGAGGTCAACCCTATTGACACAGCGTCGAACGTGTCTGTGAACGTGCAGGCAGCTAGTGGCGTGTTGTCGTATGCAGACTCAACAACAGGTGGGCTGTATTTGCCAGTGGGAACAACGGCACAACGTCCTGCAAGTCCTGCGACAGGGCAGATGAG